TCAATTGAAATAATTGTGTAACCTCCATATGCAAGTAAAAGATTTGCTACAGCAACAGCTGTACGCATTGATTTGTGATCTTGCGTACGCATAGAAGGATCGTCTTTTGCAAAGTATTTAATTGTTGTTTTGGATTGATTTTCAGTCATTTCTGTTCTCTAGCACTGGCGCTTGGCTAATCAGAGCCAGCAGAGTGTCACGTTGCCGACGACGAGCAGCATCAGAAGCAGCACTAGCAGCATAAGCAGCATAAGCAGCAGAATCAGCAGCACGAGCAGCAGCCTCAGGAGCCCAAGCAGCCCAAGCAGCAACAGCACGAGCATCAGCATCAGCCAATTCCTGACCACTGGCAAGCAGATCCATACCTGCAATAACAGGATCAATAACTACCTGAACCTCGTCAGGTTGCTCAGGCAATGCACGCAGCTCAGCAGCAAGAAACTGCCAGCCGACTTTGCTCAGATCTTTGCCATCACAACCGACCGCATCAGGCAATGTAGCAAAAAACGCTTTGGCTTCATCGTCAGGCAACGATTCAAAAATCGACTCAGCAATACGCTGCACCATTACAGGCAAGCCATAGGTTTGCTCGTTAATCTCTGGATCGTCAGAGTGCGCCAAGCACCCAATAAAGCAACCGCGTTTTCTGTATTCGTCCCAGTAACAGCCTTGAGCGATAGAGTCAGCAGCAACGTGAGCTGCTACTTGTTGGCGAAGTTGGTCTGTGTTCTTGGTAAGCATGATGGCGTCAGTCATTTGGTACCCTCCAGCTCGGCGGCGATGGCGGCAGAAGAAAGGTCAGTCATTTTTAAATCTTCTTCACGGCGAATACCTTCAACTTTGCAAATAAAATCTACAGCACCTTCAATTAACTCTTCTCGGAGTAAGGGATCAGCCAAAATAGCTTTGATGTCAACTCTGTTGTGCGTTAAAGTTTTAGTCATTCAGGTAGCGCCTCCAGTGCGCGGCGGATGGTTTCAATGTCAGCTCCTTCGTAGCTGGGGTATTTCTTGCCAAGTCGAATAACGGCTTCCAGCGCCTGCTCCTTCAAGCTCGGCGGCTTGGGGCGGCGGGCGGCGCGAAGATGTACCCCGTCTGCTGGCGTTTCCATCTTCACCCACTCACAGCACGCCTCCAGCTCCTGGTCGGCACCCCATTGGGCTACTTCGGTAACTATAAAGTCGAAGTAAGTCTTTGGATCGTCTTGATACTGATCGGCTTGCTCCCACTACTGCTGCAGCAGCTCGAGTGGTGGGGTGATGGGGTGTTGATTAGTCATTCTTCATCCTCCAGATTGTTTTCAGCCCAGTCACCAAGTGTTGCTTTCAATGCCTGGTACTCACCCCAGCTAAATGACATACGCTGTTCACCAGCGCTGGTACTGAGATGTACATCAAAACCTTCACCGTTGTACCATTCGGTTACCTCAATAAAGTCATCTGGTTTAGCGCAGCAATCATACTCTTGCAAACAATTAAAACGTGCATTCCGTTGGTATTCTTTTGGTGTCATAATCAATTTGCGTTGTAAGTGATTACCGTGTTCTGCACCTTCATGTTGTAAGTGTTGTGCATTTTCCAAAGACGGACAGTGTCGTATTCACTGTCAAATCTTTCATTGTTCATGAAGTGAATGTTTGCACGTCTTGCTGCACATTCTGCAAGATGGATTTTATCAAAGAGAGTGAGAGAGTTCATGGTGTTGTTGAGTGTGTTAGTTGTTGTAGTTAGTCAAGAGTGGAGCTTTATGTGCTTAGCGTGAGCAGCGGTCCATCTTTCATGAGCAGAGATAGGAGGTTCACCAAGGATTTCTTCATCACTTGGTTCATAGTTTTCGTACTCTTCAATCTGTTCAAGGATGTTTTCAAGGAGATTGATAAAATAGTGATCTCCTACATCAATAGGAAGTTTTTCTTGGCGCTGAAGCATTGCATTCAATTCTTTCTTAATGAGGGAAAACCGGATGCAATCAGGAACAGGACGAGGTGTAACTGAGTTGAACTGAAGTGAGTTTGGCATTGTGTTTATGCAGCTTGAGATTAAAAGAACATTCTGGATTCGGACGGAGTGTAGTCATCCAGGCATTTATCTGAATCATCGACGTCAACAGATTCCCACTCTTGGTGAACCAACAAGTTGTAACGATCGATGATACCTTTCAGATCTTCTTCTTTGTCCTCAATTTCAATACCTGGAGGAACATTTTCCTTGTATACGTGTGTTCTGCAGAGACCTGGAGCATATTCTGCCATGTCATACAGAGTTTGAGGACTGGTTATCTTACCCATATCTTCGATAACTGCTTCGACAACAATGTCTCCGTCTTCATCGAGATAAACTTTCTCGATTGAAAGGATGCCGTTTGGAAGGCTCATAGTGTGTGGTGGTGAAAGTGAAGTTGTTGACTGTATCCTCTTGAACTACCTCTTGTCTCTTTGTCTGCTATTGTAGTAATTGCTACAGAATTGAGGACAGAGCATGACTCCGGCACTGGTGACGTACCTAGTCACGTTTAAGCGTACACAGAAACGCGAGCAAAACAAGCAATTTGTTGCAATTCAACAAACTGTTGTAGATGCAAAGCAAGAGAATAAAGCAGGGCTAGTACAGATGTACTGAAAACTACCCCGGTCGTGAGTGGTTTAACTCATTTCCGGGGTAGTACATGTTTACTGTTGTCCGTCACTCATAGCGAGGCCGGACTTCTGGATACGACGTGGCGTATTTGTCGTCGTAGCAAACCCGATAGGTTGCCCAACCGAGGGAGTCTGTGTCTTCACCGATCTCCGACCTGGCGTAGGCTTCGAGGTCGATGGCTTCTTTGATTGCCTGCTTTTTGCTGAAGACGCAGACTGTGCGGATTGGGAAACCACGTTCGTAGTACCAACCTCCTTCCTCAGGCCCACCGTAATACATTCCGCACTCGTAGAGGCAGACTGTGGTTGGCTCTTTGCTTTCGAAGTCTTCGTACATCTGGTAGAGACTGATGTAACGTCTGACGACTTCGCTTTTGGCGTATGGAGGGTAAGTGCGCATTGGATTGCTTCTCTTATGAGTGTGATTGCAATGGACAGGAAAGTGATCAGCAAGATGATCGGATCTTCATCCCACACCTGGCGATTAGTTTCGTTAGTCATGGATTACATACCTCTCGTTGTAGTGGTCACAGGCATTGCGTTCTGCTGAACTGATTTCTTCGACACCGTCCCAATCATCTTGGGATGATTCGCGCATGGCTTCTTCAATTTCGTTGTGTATGTCAGCCATGGCATCAAGGTAATCAGCGGTGTGCTGCTGTTCGTGGAATGAATAGTCAGACATGGAAGCAGATGCAAGCCAAGGAAAAAGCGTATCTTCTTGAGCAAGTTGCTCGTGGTCAGGATTGTTCATGGCTTCAAAGGAGCAGGAGGACCATGAAGAACCATTTTGGAAACACAGCCATAACTGTCACCTATGACTGTATTCAGCGTGACAATCTGATTCAACTTTGTATTGCACGTTCTCATAACGTGGTTGTTCAATACATTGTTTAAAAGAATGCAAGCAAGAAGACCGATGCTAGTACCGAGTGAAATTGCTGTGTAAATACAGATAATTTCTTTGCGGTTGCTAGAAGTGTTGATCAATTTGCTGGAAAGAGACATTCTGTTAGGTGCAAAGGACTCTTCAGGGCCACTATTGAGTGGCCGACCAGAGAGCCCTGGAGCCCCCTGGTTTCGTCCTCATGCAGCAAGCTTACGCCAGTCCAGATCAAGAGAGATGCAGAGCTTGTAACCTTGCTTAGTGAGTTTAGAGACCGAATCTCGAATCACTTCAATGGGTGCTTCTAATCGGATGTATTCGGAGCGATGTTGTTTGCAGTTAACTTTGGTCATTTCTGCAAAGTCGCCACGAATAGTGACTAGGTAGCCACTATCTTCTTTGCGGTACAGAAACGAAGTGTCTTGGCGCATGGTTAGTGGTGGTGGTGGGTGAACAAAAAAGCAGGTAAAACCTACTCAGATTTAGTTTGAGCTTCCTCTTCTTTCTGGAGTTCAACTGTAAGTATCTCCAAAATTTCTGGATCTACGCAGTTGGTTAAATCTCCAAGATCTTCTTGAGGAGCAACGTAATTAGCAAGCTTGCGTCTACCAACTTTTACTGCATCAACAACAGATTGACGTTGTTGATCACTCAGTCGTTGCCAGGTGATTGCAGCAATCGAAGCAATTGCTGCAGCAGAAACAAGTTTGCGCATGTCAGAAATCAGAGGTGTGTTGGTTCTTGATGTACTGAGCAGCACTCATTACTTCAAGATGTGGTCTGGGATAATCCGAACCGCAATCAACGTGTATTCGCCATTGACTAGCAATGGTTGCTGCACGTTGCTTTGCAGATTCAGAATCAGGATGATAGCTGTCAATCAAATTGTTCCAAACAAGAACAGTGCAGTTCTTGATAGCGGACATGATTAGAGAGCAAGTGGAGTAGCCATGAGGGCTACAAAAAAAGGAGTTATAACTCCCGTTTCAGTGTGTGAAACGCAACTTATAACTCCCTTTCAGGTAACCGTCAATCAGAACGGAACTTCCTCCAGAGTCGGCTCAGCCTTCTTCCTGGCGACGGACTTTGATTCAACTGCAGATTGCTCTGCAGCTTCTGCGGCCCGTTGTGCCGTGGAAATCTGACCGAGGCGGACAGTGGTAGAAGAGGTGACAATCACCTCCATGCGACCGCGAGGCTCACCTTCCGGCGTTTGCCAGGTGTTGTAGCGCAGGCGTACATCCAGAGCGACAGTGTCACCCTTGTTGTAACGCTGCTTGATGTTCTCACCGACACCGTTGTAAGCGGTGACAGGGATTGGGGAGTCTTGCTCCCTGTTATCGAGCGGTGCTACTCGGAACTCAGTGATTGCCAGCGAATCGTTAGGCGTGCGCTGGTTGATGTCGGACACGATGGTACCGACGATGGTTCCATTGTTGACTGCAGACATGGTCGTTGTTCAAAGGACATGCAGCATCCAAGCCCAGGCTGCGATTGGGCAATTAAATGTATGGAAATATAAAGTAATCGTTAAATTGAATAGAACTATTTCTTAGGCTGTTATTGATGAAATGCTGAGAGGGAGGAATTGCACCTCCCCTGGCTGTCTACAGCTCAGCCGAGATTGATTTCTTGCTCAATCTCATTTTTGAGCCACTTAAGTAGCTCACGGTTCCCGGTGATTATTCGATCAGCCGTTACAATGAACGGTGTGAGATCGAGTTCACGCATGCCATCCATCCACTGCTCAAAAGCAGCGAAGAACTGGAGGCGGAACTGCTCCAATTCTGCATCCACCTGGGGTGAACGGAGAGTGGAATCACGCCTGGCAAGCAGGCGAAGATCCTGGAGCTTGTTATACACAGCAGCTTCGGTCATGGCGACGCTTGGTGGTGTGTGCGAAAGTGCCTGCTGAATTGCAGGCAAGAACTGGGCCAGGGTTTGCACCTGGCCGCCCGCTTTGACGGATCAGCTAAGTTGAAACAGCGAGTCGTAAACCTTGTGAGTAATCTCACCGTTAAGATCATTCTCTTTGATGAAATGATCAATAATCTCGGCAAGACATTTCTCGTGGCTCACGTGCCTTTCACAAGAGACTTCAATCGCTGCTTCACGCAGCGAAATAAGAACCTCAAGAGTGTAAGCAAGTGCTGGTTCCACAGGGTTCTCCTGTTGTGCGGTGCCTATCTCCGCTGAAGGCAATAACTGTGGGAGGGTTTGCACCTCCCAACCCGCTTTGACGGATTAGCCGTAGTTCTCCGGAAGTTCACAGTATTCTGGATACTGCTGGAAGAACCGATCCCAGGCCCAGGCTTGTGCCTGTTCATCGGTATAATCCTGTCCTAAAGACTGGAGATTCTCGATGAGATCCTCAAGGATCACCTGGTAGTTGTGGTTAACCACGGGGGTTAGCTCCGTTGTGCGGTACCCATCTCCGCTGGGGGTAATGCCGAGTGGGGGATTCGATCCCCCGGCTCACGCCAACCTTGCGGTTACTCAGCTTTGATCGCGTTTGCGATCTTGTTACGGACCTTGCGGCCCATAGGTGATTTCCAGGCTGCAATAGCAGCTACGGCTGTGCCAGTAACTACTACACTTGCAATGCCTACAGCTACGCTGCGCTGTTCTCCTGCTCGTCGGTACAGCTCTTGTACGGTGTTCTCAGCTGCTGCCTGAGCAGCGGCTTCGGTCGCAAAAAAGATGTCTTCAGAGGGATAGAAGTTATGCACGGTGGGTGTGTGCGGTGTGGTGCTTATCTCCACTGGAGCAAATTTGCATAGAACTGCTTCTTAGGCTGTTCAATGCAATAGCAGATGGGGGATTCGATCCCCCGGCTCACGCCTTAATCTGCTGTACCGGCTACTGCAAAATCTTCACTCCAAGCGGGTTTCCACTGGGGTGAAGCAATGTACAGAAACTCCAGGTTCATAATTTGAGCTGAAGTTACCGGATAGTTAAACACTTCCAGAATGCTCATTTCAGCAAAGCTGGGATGTCCGATCATTAGTTCAATCACGGGTTGTTTTGTAAACTACACAGTCATGAAGACTGCATCTAAGGCTGTTAGCCCTGGAGGCAATCATCGGTGTTAATTGTGTAAGCGCGTTCCGCAATTAACGAAGTAAACAAGGTGTGGCTCATTCCACAGGCTCTGCCGGTTGAAAATCGACCCCCACTAAATATCAGGCGTCAAGACTGAGAAGCCTTGCGTTGGAAGGGATTTGAAGGGGAGTACAGGGGTTTGTACCCATGAAAGTGGTGTGAGTATGCTGACAGGGTGTTTCAGGGTAGATTAGGTATGGTATAGGTGTGACAGGCTCATCAGCGACAGCATGTCAAGCTGCCGGACCGGGGTGTTACCCCCGGTTTCGCCGTGTATTTAGAAGTTAGGCTCACCTTGAAGCGACCAACCCTTACGGATCAGCGCTGACCAGAGGCGGCGAGCTTCTTCGGTTGGTATTGTCTTACCGCGACCAAAGCTTGGCTTGGTATAGACCGTGTTGTTAGCGTTTGGCATGAAGTCGTACTTCACCCACTCGCCGTAACGCTCAACTTCGAGCGTGTAGTAGTTCGCCATCGGATTAAAATCCAACACAACGCCACCGCTTGAACTACCTCTGCGGCTGTTACTTCCGACCCAACCCCAACGTAGTCTCATACCTTTCTTTTTTTCCTTCAGCCGCCTTCCAGCAGCTGTTGTTGTCTGATGGCTGCCGCAATTTTTACCCAATTTTGGCTGTTTTTAGGCGGCAGTAGGGTTCTAGCTGCGTTTTAACGTGTTCAGAACGCTTAAAATCGGTTATATATAAAGTATTTTGGTCAAATGCCCGTCTCTCCAAGGGATTTTGCTCTCTGGGCATCCGCTACAGGCAATAAATATCCGCAAACGCCAGAAGAAAAGATGGCTGCGGCGCCGCATGCCTACGATTTTGCTAAAAACCTGGGCAAGACCGGTGCAAATGCTCCTGGTTCACGCGTCGGCGGCCGAATTGTATTCGATCAACCTATTTCTGCGCAGTTTGCAGATGATAACTCTGTTCTACATTCTTCAGTAACTCCAGACAACAACATTCCTAAAGTTGCTGGAACCCTGGACAACACAATGACCGGGGAGCATTATGACAACCAACAACGTGATATGCGGGAAGATAATGCCCGCAGCAACAACTTAGTTCGTAACCTGGGCCGAGCCGCACTTGCAACGGGTGTAGTTGCTGGTGGTGCAATCCTTGCTACTCGTCCTGAAGCACGGCAAGCTGTTCGTGGTGCTATTGATACTGCACAGCAACAAGCTTCTAATATTGGAAACCGTATTTCGGACTTCTTAGGGGGACTAGGGGTTTCGCGTTCCGTTGATAATGAAACCATTCATAACACAGGTGACGTAACACCACCTACAACTAGTCAACGGTATCAACAAGAACAAATTCCCAATGCTATGCAAGAATTGCAAGCAGCAAAGGGAGCAAACGTCGGTACGCCAGAAAAAGCAACTGTCCCAACAACAACTGCTTCCACTGGCGTTAAACCTGTAACGGAAAGTGAAATTATTTCTACATCCCAAACGTTTACTCCAAGGGAAACAGGGTTCCGCAGTGCTGCATTAGCTGAGTATGAAAATGCAATGCCAGCAACTGAAACAGTACAGGAAGCACGGCGTCAAGCAGCTACTGCGCAACTTCAACGTGCAGCTGAATCTATCCGCAGCAGTGAACCGTACCAGATGGAAATCCCTGGTGTAGGCGCAACACTTATGGCCCTGCGTTCTAAAGAAGCAGGCGTAACGCCAGAACAAGCAGGAGTCTATCAAGCACCCCCAGCACCAAAACTTGGTCCTAGTACAGAACAATATTCTTTACTGCATACAACCCCCGATCCTTGGACTGGTGAGTACACCCCTGCTGTTCCTACTTATTCTCCTTTTCAACAAACATCAGATTTAAACCCAACAGTCAAAGAACAATTAGACATTCCCGCAAGAAACATCGGCTATTCTGGCTCCGGTCGAATTGTTCACCACGGGGAAGTACCTGCACCTAAATTAGGCGGACGTAGTTTAGTCCGTATCCAAGGTGAAGGTCCAAGCCGGGAAACAGCTACAGTTGAACAACAATTTTATCCAGGTGAAATAGGTCCTGCAGAGCAACGGGATATTACTGGCGCATTCTTAACACCTAAAGTTACACGTCTAGCTGGCGCACGAGATATTGAAGCTGCTATTGCAACACGTGAAGCACAAGGAGTTTATCCCGAAGGCCGTTACTCTTCCCTGGTAAGCGGAGAAGAGTATGCTCCTGCAAGTGAAATTTGGCGTCAATCAAGCACAATTGATCCACGTGTTGTTACCGCTGGCGAACAAAGCGTTCTCGGCAAAGTTCAAGGTTACTTGGGAGGAAAAGCTGGTTGGGTCGAGCAAGCAAAACAACAACGTGAAATTGCAAGGCAAGAACGTTTAGCAGAAGCAGCGCCACAACTTGCTGCACTCAAGATGCAAATTGAGGGTACACCTCAACAACGTAAAGCAGCAGGACTTGAAGCCGAAACAGACCCGCGTGCACTTACTTTCTTAAAACAAGTTACAGGTCTGTACGACATCACAGAAGATCCTAAGCTGTTAGAAGCGGCTGGACAACGTGCGCTTCCCTTGAATGTCACACTCCCTGGCGGCGAAACTGTTCCAACAAAAAGTTTCTTTAAACCGTTTGGTGTTGTTGGTGCTGGCGAACCTAGCGCAAATGAGTTTATAACAACAAACCCGACGCAAGTTCAAGCTCTTGAAAATATTGCAATTGGCAAGCAGACTACACTAAACAATGTAAAAGCAGGGATTTTAAAGCAGTTTGGAAAAGAACCGACTGACAAAATTACAAACAACATGTTCAATCAACTTCCTCAAGCGCAACGACAAGTTTTAATGGATGCGCACAGTGATTGGACTGAAGCAACAACTCGTTTAAATCGAGCAAAAGATATGCCTGTTCTTTTCTCCATCCCAGAAGAAATTCAACAAGGAACAAAAATGGCTCCTATCGTCAGCCAAACAACTGGCGATGTTGTAGGCATGTCCGCTGTTCCGGCTGAAAAAGCAGTTGCAACCCCTGAGTTGTATCGCATGCGTGCAGCTGGTGGCGCTGGCCGCCAAGAAGTTGGTGGCGTTGGACGACGTCGTGAATCACTTGAATCTGAATATGGCCACACACGTTCTGGTTCACCGCTTGATTTAGAAACTGTTCTTTACAGACATAAAGATACAGGAGAAATTTTGACCGGCAGCGACGTCGGACTTGCCGAAATTGCACATGGTTCCGTTGTACCTATTTCAGGTGAAACAGTTGAACCGCAACGCATTATGGGTAAAGAAGGACGTACGTTTAAAGGCATTTCCGCAGACGTTATTAACCGTGCTTCATTTGATCCCGTTGAACGTGAAAGATTGCTTGCTGCTTTCCCAGAAGCTAAAACTCCAGAAGGATTAGTTTATGCGCCAGGGGCATTAGAAAGCCCTGGTGGTGGAGCCCGATCAACTCTTGGAACACGTTTTGACAAAAGCCCCGCTTTTTCACGTGCAGAAAGAGAAACAGGTTTTTGGTTAGATCCTGATGAACAAACGCCGTTACCAACTCCAGGTAGTGCACGTGAAGCAAAAATTAATTCGTTAATTGCTTCATCTGGCGTTGCGCAAAATGTTAATCCTCAAACCGCATACAAAACCAGAATGGAAAAAATTTCAACGCGTGTTCCAACACCAGCAGAACAATCCTTCTTGCGTGCACATATCCATGCTGGGATTTGGGGAGATCCCGCTGATCTGCAAAGTAATAGTGCTGCTCAAACAATTCAACTTGAGCCCGCTTCTGCAACAGTTGTGACTCACCGTGAATTCAAGCCAACCCAGCTCGTAATTCCTGGCGCAGGCGTAGCACCGCAAATTCGCTCTACTCCAGCACTGGAAGAAGCTGTTGCTACTGAACAATACATGGGCACCCGCCCTGGTCGGAATCTTCGCGCTGCAATGCAAAAAGCTCTTTCCAAAGCTGCTGTTTATCAGCCATCGCTAAATGTTGAAAATGAACCGGTCCAGCCTGGTATAACACACTTTGACTACACCAAATACAACGGAGTTCCGTTCTGAAACAAAACCAAGGGTAACACCTCGGTTCGGTGTCCTAATGACACCTTCTGCTAAATTAAAAACAAATAGAGGTTGTCATGGAATTACTGGAACCCATCATTGCGGCTGCTATCGGTGCTGCAGCTACTGGTTTGACTATGCAAATCAATAAAACCAGAGGAGCAAGGTTACTGCTTCGTTACGGCCCGCTAGTCCAAAAAGCTTACAACATTATTGACCCAATCCTTGACCAAAACCTTCACGGCTGGAGAGGGTCACAAGTTGATACAGCTTTTGAACTTGCCATCCAAACTGTTGCCGATGGTAAACTAACTCCTAGCGAAGTAAAGACTTTAGCCTTTGAAATGGCCAAAGCTTGGCTTCCGCAAAAAGCCGCAGACAAAGTAAGGCGTTTTGAACGGTCTTCTACGTTTGTACCTGAAATGCAAATTGCCGCCAGCATTGCCAAAAGAGTAAACTCTCTTCCTTTCTGATTACCAACCATGGCTGAAGATAAGAAATGGATTCAAGGCGCCATTAAACACCCTGGCGCTTTTACCAAAAAAGCAGAAGCGGCTGGCAAAAGCGTTAAAGAATATGCAGCCGAGGTGTCTGCTAACCCAGAAAAACACGACGAAAAAACTGTTCGTCAAGCAAATCTTGCTAAAACCTTAAGCAAACTCCGTAAGAAAAAAGAACAGTGAGACAACCGTTCTCAAAAGATTACACGTCTCCTCCTGACCAAGCTTGGAGATCCGGCTTCCACCCAGATGCTGGAACCCTAGGGCCAAACGCCTCTGTTCAATTTAAGAACGCATTTGCAAGTAAGCTAGATAAAAACCCTGACTACAAAGGTTTTTATGATAACGGATTTTTTCAAGACATTGCAGATCAATCTCAAGTAAAGATTGATAACGCATCAAGAACGAGTCAACCCAACTTTAAAGATCCAGCAGACAACACTATTGCACAAGGTTTTTTAAATCGCTATCTCCAAGGTGTTGAAAGAGGTTTAATTTCAGAAGAAGATAGGGTAGGTCCAGATAAACTTAGGTATATCTCCTCACAAGACGCTACTGCAGGATCTTCCGAAAGAAGTCCACAAACTGCAAGTAAATTCCCCGGAGAATCAGGAACGCAAATCGGATGAACATCCCGCAATCAATCCGTACAGCTGGCAGCGCCTTAAAGCAATACTTCACTGATCCCGCCAGTCTTAAACAGATTGGAAAAGCAATCGGGACTGAAGCTGCGTTAGGTGCTGCTGCACAACAGATCGTTCCTCGGATGGTTGGTCAACGTCCTGCCCAATCAATTCCTCAATCCTTAATTCACGCTGGCGTGCACTCAGCTGTAAATGTTCCTGTTTCTGGAGCATTGCAATCTATTGGTACGCCTGCGTTTGCTGCTGCAACAACCGGTGGTATTTTAGGTAGCGCAGCAGCAGCTCAATTTGCAAATCAAATTGATCCTGAAGTTGTTCAAGAAAACCACGCTAACTTTCACCAGTTGTATGCAATGCAACAAATGCGTGCCGCTGAAGAACAACAAAGAGTTAACAACCAAATTCAATTAGCATACGCGCGTAACTATAGTCCGCCAACTTTCATGTATCACCACAGCTCCAGAGATACGTCTACTACTGCAAATGAAATGGTTCGCAACATCTTGAGGTAATGAATCCAAATACAACGCTTAACCATCTTACAAACAGCGCACAAGCTGTACAGCGTTTTGCAGGGCAAGTTGTCAACAAAATGCAAGAAGGAATTGAGCGTAAACCATGGGGACGCTATTCAAGTGCGTACGGTAGCGTAAAAGAAGCTGCAACAACTGTAACTGATTCAGGTCGCATGGGACCGGCAGGAGTTACAGCCGCAGCTGCACTTGATGCCCTAACAAATGAAACACGAAAAGATGTTTGGCGTTTTACAAACATGCATCGCATGGTTGGTGATGTTGGTCAATACGTAGGGCCCAGGCTTGGCTTAGACAGCCCCCTCGCTGGGGCAACTGTGGCTGCAGCAGTTCCTGTTGCAATTGGTATGCTAAGCGGTCAAGTGGGTCCGATACACAAAGGTCTTCGTCCCGCAGGATATAAAGCAGTTGCTCCTGTTTCAAAAGAAGAAGACCCGTCAGGCAAAATCCCAATCTCTCCAGCAAGTGAAGCAGCAATGCGCTATCTGCTAGGGCAGAAAAGTCAACTGCTTGCTTATAAAGATTTCAAAGAAGAACGTCCAGATGTTCTTCCGTCTACATATTCAGCATATCGTCGTTACGAAAGAATGAAGCCAAAAGCTGGTCAATTTTTTTCGGCTGATCCTGAAACGCAATCTTTTTCTGCTTTAGGTGGAGCAATAAAAGGAACCGCACGTGGACTGAATGATCCTGAACTTCGAATCAAAGGTGTTCCTGTTACGGCAAGTGCAGTACTCGGTACTGCCGCTGGACTCGGTGCAATTAAAGGTTTATCAAAAACACTGAGCCCTTCAATTGAACTTAAGACTGGCTCCAGAGAAGAACTTATTTCTAGAGTGCCAACTATCGGTGAAAAAATAGCAGAAAAACTAGGAAAACATACTGATACAGCTCTGCTTGCAGCTGGAGCAGCTACTGCCGCTGCAGTTGGTATGGCAACCAAAAAAGCATTTCAAAAAGCAGCAGAGCGTCGTGTTAAAAAAGAAGAGCCAATAGAATACCTAAAGCATAAACACGGATCCTTCCAAGAAGCTGCCCAAGCCCTGGGCCAACCTAATGCACAGAACTGGCAACAATTAACTCCTTACGTAAAATAAAATGGCTAGCAGTTTCTTTACTGACGATTATATCTACAAGCCCAAAGGAGGATTCACAGGAGACTTTGGTTCGTCAAACTATAAATACTCTTCTGGGGACAGCGGCAACAAATGGAAACAAGCTTTTGATCTAGCTTCTGGGTTTTTAAAAAGTCGTTCCGCTGACAATGATAACAAATACAGGAATTGGGAAAACGGACCTTCTTTTGGAAACTCTATGTCTGGAGGTGCGTTTAACTTGTCTCCGGAATTAAATGTTGTTTACCCGCAACAACAAGCACCAATGTACATTCCAGGTACACCTGGTAAAAAAGGATTTGGTGAAACCATTGGTCAATCTATAATCGGCGGTGTCGGCGGTTTCTTAACTGGCGGACCTGCAGGAGCAATTGCAGGTGGTGCTGCACCTTGGTTTGGCTAAAGCGTATCTCATTTAAAATAACAAACAAGAGGATTTAAATCATGCTGCCTGCTTTACTTGGTGCTGGAAGGTTTGCTATGCAAGCGCTCCCGTACGTAACCGCTGCAATGGGTGCAGCCCCTGGCTTAAGAGAAGGTGATTTAGGTAAAGCTGCGCTTGGTGGCGGTCTTGGTTATTTTGGCGGCGGTCTTGGCAGCAAAGGAATTAAAAGTGTTACAGAAAAAGCAGCAGGACGATTTGCTGTTCCTATGACAGGACCGGCGGGAGCAGCGTTTGCCGGTACACAGACAGGACAGTTAATGTCCACACTTGGCAACGCCGCTAAAATCGGAATTCCGCTTGCTGGCGCAGCCGCAGCAGTGCCCCTTATCGGCGGCTTAGCAGGCGCTGCATCGGGTCCAGCTGCAAGCGTTGCTGGTGGTGCAGGCAAAGCCGCTCTCGGTGCCGCTGGACTAGGGCGCACAGCAACTTTTAACCCAGAAGAAATGGGTGCTGGTCCGCAGTATCAAACCGGTGCTGTACCACAAATTAGTCAATACGGCTATCCCGGTCTTATTGAGCAACAAAACCCCCTGGGCCCTTGGCAAGCTAATCTCCAATATCAAAAACAGCTTCAAGACATTAACAATCAAAATATCCGCAGTCTTGCAAACTATCAACTGCAGGCTAGTGATGCTGTTAAGCAACGTGACATGCAACGCAATGCTGCTGCTGCACAATTAAGCACCCTGTTGGCCACTCAATCCCAGATGCAACTGCAAGGCCAACAAATCGCTGGTGCACAAGCCGGACAAGCACTAGCTAATATTGGTCAAATTGCTGGCACCCAATATCGTTATCTTTGATAATGGCAGACTTCTCCACGCCGTTTGAAGCAATCACTTCCAGGCTTGGTAGTAGCGCTGCCTGGAAAAAATACTTTCCTGGAATTGCAACAGGAGCTGCACCAGACTACTCTGAATACAAACAACTACCATCAAAAACGCAACTTCCTTCCTTTAAAGGAATTGATTTTACAACCGGTAAAGCTGTTGACCTTGGGCAATATGCAAACTTCGGTATTAATTCACCTGGGGCAGAACCTTCTTCTAACGTTTTAACTCCCCCAACTTATTCAGACCCGGCAAGCCCAATTAGCGAAACCAATCTTGATCGCCTTTACGATAAATACAGGGCTCTCGCACGTGAACAACGCGCAGATGATTACGCTTACAACCTTGCAATGCTTGACCCGCTTCAAAAACGTGTTTTAGATACTGCACAGAAAACGCGTGCAATGGATCTTGCTTACGGATCCCAAGGGTTAAATATTCGTGAGCAAAGCCCTTCTGCGGTTGCGGCTCGTGCAGCCTCAGCTCAAAATCAACTAGCACAAGCCTCTGGTAGTTTTGCCACTGAACTTGATGCCGTCTCTAACGCTGCTTACAGAGCTGCCATGGCAAACGCTCAAGGTCTTGCTCCACGCGGCAGAGCAGCCTGATTATAATACATTAAAAGACTAACTGACAATGGGATCACCATCATCACCGCCGCCCCCAAACGTCGTTTATAATCCGCCGCCGCCTCCTCCAACGGTTACTCCTACACCAACTCAAGCTGTACGTACGCAAAGTGCGCTTGATGAAGTAGCGGCAGCGCAACAACGCTTAAACATGGAGTTAGGCGCCCAACTTGATCGCACTAACAGTGAGTTTTTTACCGGTCAAGACATCAGGCGAACTCAAAGTGCCGGCGCCGAACAACGTTTAACAACAGCTACCGCTGGCGAACAAGAACGTGCAACTATTGGTGCAACAGGCCAACAATATCGAACCGGCTTAGAAACTGCTGGCGCACAAGAGCGTGCAACCCAAGCTGAACGTTATGGCGGCGAAGAAAGATTGGTCGGTGCCCGTGGAACGCAAGAACGTGCCACAATCGGAACTACAGGTGAACAACAACGTCTCGGCTATGCAGCAGCCGGTGAACAAGAACGTGCAACGCAAGCACAAAGGTACGCCGGTGAAGCTGGTTTAATCGGTGCAACAGGTGAACAACAACGTCAAACCCAAGCTCAAAGATATGCTGGTGAAACCGGTTTAATTGGTGCAACAGGTGAACAACAGCGTGCAACAATCGGCGTTTCTGGTGCGCAAGAGCGTGCAACCCAAGCTGAACGTTATGGCGGCGAAGAACGATTGGTCGGTGCCCGTGGAACGCAAGAACGTGCCACAATTGGCGTTACTGGCGAGCAACAACGTTTAGGTTATGCAACAGCCGGCGAACAAGAACGTCAAACACAGGCTCAAAGGTACACCGGTGAAGAACGTTTAATTGGGGCTACTGGAGCGCAGCAACGTCAAACCCAAGCAGAACGGTACTTAGGAGAAACTGGATTGCTTAGGGAATCCGGAGCACAAGAGCGTGCAACACAAGCTGAACGTTATGGCGGTGAGGAGCGTTTAGTTGGTGCTCGTGGCGAACAAGAACGTGCAACTACTCGCGTTTCTGGAGAAGAGCAGCGTAAAGGAATCCAGACTACTGCAGGTGAACAACGTACAACTGACTTGCAACAAGAGATGTTTAGGCGCTATAAAGAGAACAGAGATTACGAACAGGCGCAACGCCAATACCGTGCATGAAAACCTGGATTCAAAGTTTAACCGACAAAGACCGCGAATCCTTTCTTGCATTTTGTAAACGTACATCTTCTCCAATTCAAATGTACCTGTATGCCCGTTTTCTCGGGTTTACAGGTAGCATTGTAGAGTGCAATGAGTGGTCGCAAAACGAATACAAAAAACGAAACTTTAACGCTATCTTAGAAGACGAAATTGATTCTATGCAAAGTGACATCGCCAAGCTACGCGATGCCATTGACATGGGCATGGTTAAACAAGATATGGGCACGTCGAGAATTGCAATGCTCCAAAAAGAACTGCGTGGCTCAATTAAACAACTGAACGACGAAAAGGTTTTGCTTGATAAACAAGGTTTAATCCTTGCTGGCGCAGACCGAGCATTGCGTGAAATGTTATCCATCTTTCGAGATGATCCCATTGAAGGTCCTCTCCAGGAAGCTTCCATGGGTGTTTGGACCAAGATCTTGTCAGAAGAATCCTGAGGATTAGTACGCTATGCTACGGGCATGGCAGGCACTAGCATTTATTCCGTTTACCGTCGTACTGCTCGTGCAGCAGCACAGCAACGCGTTGTTAAAAAAACAACAGATATTGACATAGAAAGAGCACGTACAGATTTTGCTTATTTTTGTGACGTTGTAGGTGACAAACCGCCAGCACGACATCACAAAGAATGGCACCGTTATCTCTGTACTAACGAAAGCACTGAATGTTTAATCGGCATTGGTGGACCAAACATTGACATTCTGGCACCTCGCGGTTCAGCAAAGTCAACAATCTTAGGTCTCTATACTGCTTGGGCAGTTGGTGTTCACGCTCTGCACAAAAAACCGTTAAAAATTCTCTATATCTCATACACCGTTGATGTTGCCCGTCCCAAAAGCGCGGCCATTAAACGAATTATTGAAGAAAGCAAAGCATACAAAGAAGTTTTTCCAATGGTAAAAATTGCCAAAGGAATTAACTCCAATGAATACTGGAGTATTGATTGGAAATTTGCAGGCATTAAATCAACAGGTGAAGAAGAATTCACTGTTTGTTGTGCTGGTCTTAAAGGTGCTGTGACCTCTAAGCGTTCCCATCTGTGTATTATCGATGATGCTATTAAGAGTGCCGACGATATTAAAAACCGCGACATCCGATCAGCAATGGAAGATAACTGGAACTCAGTTATTGTTCCTACTATGTTTGAAGGCGGACGCGCCATTTGCCTTGGCACACGTTTCCGGCACGACGACATTCACAACAGTACTTTTACTCCAGCTAATGATTGGGTCCAAATCGTTCAATCAGCAATTACCGTAGATGAGCACGGAGACGAAGAATCATACTGGCCCGAAATGTGGTCATTGGAATACCTGCAAGACAGGCGTCGCCAAGCTCCCATTGCATTCAGCTTTCAGTATCAAAACCAAATTGTTCAAACCAGCGAGCTGTCTCTTTCGCCAGATTTGATTGTTAAAGGAAACATCGCTACACAATTCGACACCCTTGGCGTTGGCGTCGATCTTTCCGCTGGTGTACGAGAACGTAATGACTACACCGTTTTTGTAATGGGTGGGCGTGTCGGAGACAAGATTCATATCATTGATTCCAAACGTCTCCGGATTATGGGCAACCTAGAAAAACTGGAAGCCTTAATGGAAATGATGGAAGAATGGGGCGTCATCCACAAAGATAAGAATCAATACTTCCCAACGGGAAGCCACATTGACATTTGGTCAGAAGCCGTCGCATACCAAGCATCCCTGGAGGCAGACTTTAAACGAATTTGTTTAGGCGAACACGGGCTTTACAACATGAACTGGCATGCAGTAAAAGGTTTCCGTGGGGATAAAGTTGCGCGGTTTAGAGGAATCATGGGTTTGTTTGAGCAGCGTAAAATCATCTTTAACAGGTTTCGCAGATTTGGCGCTTTAACAGATGAGATCGTAA